GTAGAATCTATTAACATCGGTATTTTGGGTAGGTTGTTAATAACTTGCTTTGTCTGTCTCCAATCCTTTTGAAAACGCTCAAAGTAACAAACCGAGCCGTTTTTATCTAGTCCTATGATTACAGTAAAGTCAACCGACTTGGCTAAATCAATCCCAAACGCAATAGGAGGCTCATAGCTGAGTTCAAACGTACACTGCTTGATATAACTACTCCCGAAAGGATTAGAGGCATTTTCAGCCGGATTAGCCATATATTCCTGTTCGAAGACTACCTGAGGTAGCTGAAGCCTTGCATCGTCTATTTCGCCTCGGTCTATATAAGGGTTATCGTAGGTAGTAAATTTAAAGGACTCCCAGTCAGGCTCTCCCGATTTTAGGAATAAAGAATAAAAGAATTTCTTACCCTTGGGAGTGGAAAGGAATAAAGCTCTACCTATATAATCGGTTAAGGTAGGTCGGATTGCGTTCTGCCATCCCTCTTCTAAGTTAGGAATAAAAGAGCCTTCGTCTATTACGGCTAAATGAAACTTTCTTCCCCTTAGGTTATCTAAGCGTTCCCCCGTAAAGAAGTAAACGGCTCCATCATTAGGGAACTTGATTGAAAGTTCAGACTTGTTATTCTCGAAAGGTAAAGCCTTAGTAAGTTTATCAAAGAATACTTTTGCTAAGTTATATGTTGGAGTAATATAAGCTACTTGTTTTCCTTTTAAAGCATCTACGATTATCTCAATTTGTGCAAGTTCACTCTTCCCAAATCTTCGACCGCACATAACAACTCTGAAACGTGCTAAACTGTCAAGGATTACTTGTTGGTTGACGTGTGGTTGAGGTAGCTCTATTCGCATAAATTTAAATAGATTTTTACCTTATTTTTTCAGTCCTATTTAACATAATAATGCCTAGGTATTGAATAGGTATGCACTAGGTATGCAATACCCCGTAAGAAGAATACTAATACTAATATTACTTAAAAGAGTATAATACAAGAAAAGAAAATATATAAAAGAAAAGAATTTAGAGCCGTTTTAAGACGCTATAATTTTTGACAATACTTTATATTACTTTGAAAAGATAATCGAACCTTGATACTTTAAAATGCGTGTGGTGCGATTCTAAGTTATAGGATTGTCTTACCGTTCACAAAAACTACTTCTATCCTAGAATCTGACTGCACTTGTTGGGTTTCTTTTGGCTTTCCGTAAACCCTCGTTAATAATGTTTCAACCGAATACAATGAACCCTTCTCCAAACTTTTCCTCATCGCATTTGCGATTGTCTTTTCCAAGATAGTAGCCTTAGGGTTATCCCAAACCTCTTTCAAATCATCCAAATCCATCTGAAGCATTACTTGGATAGTATCGTTAATCTCGGATAGCTTATATCCTTGTTCCCTTAAAAGGGTAACATACTTCTTAGGTCTTCCATTAGGGTTAGCTACCTCGCCTTTTTTAAACTGATGTTGTATAATATCCTTTGCTGCCATTGTGCTATTATTCTGCTATTATTCTAAAGGTAACCCATTCCTTTTGATTATTAACGAAGGGTCTAGCTTTTTCATTCGGTCTATTATTACCTGACAATACTTCGGGTCAAGTTCTGTTCCGTAACATTTGCGACCTAATTGATGTGCTGCTACCATTGTTGTTCCGCTTCCCAAGAATCCATCGGCTACCAAGTCTCCTGATTTTGAACTATTAGTTATTTGATATGCAATTAATTCAACAGGTTTCATTGTTGGATGTTCTGCATTTCTATTTGGGCGGTTAAATTCAAGTATTGTTGTCTGCTTCCTATCTGAATACCAACTATGAGAAGCACCCTCTTTCCAACCATATAAACAAGGTTCGTGTTTCCATTGGTAATCTTGCCTTCCCATGACCATTGAATTCTTTACCCATATAAGGCATTGTTTAACCATAATACCAGCATCTGCCATTGCTCTTCTAAAATTAGCACCTTCGCTATCAGCGTGCCAAACATACCAAGAACCTCCTGCTTTAGTATAAGAACCTAATGCTGTGTAAAAATCATATAAAAATTGATAAAAGTCGCCATCTCCCATACTATCATTTTGAATAGTTAAGGCATCTTTAGTCTTTCCTGTATAAGATACGTTGTATGGGGGGTCTGTTATTACCAAGTCTGCTATTTCAGAGCCAAAAATTTTACTCCAATTGTCGGTTTGGGTACTTGACCCGCATAAAAGTTTATGTTGCCCTATTTCAAAGATGTCGCCTAAAACTATATCTGTTTCACTTCCGCCTAAAGGCACATCAAAGTCATCTTCTTGGGCTTTTGCGTTTTTTATGGCAAAGTCAGGAATATCTAATCCCCATTCGGTAAGTTCCTGTGCATCCCAATTATTAGCAAGGTCATCCCAATCCCATTCCCCGAAGCCTACGTTGTCTTTAATAATAAATTCCTTTTGTTGTTCTTCTGTAAGTTCGGATGCTTTTATAATGTGAACTTCTTTTAATCCGGCTTCTTGACAAGCCTTTAACCGCATATTCCCACCCAAGACAATCATTTCTTCGTTTACTACGATAGGTCTAATCTCAAGCATTTGTGGAAATTCTTGAATTGACTTCACAAGTTTTTTAAACTTCTCATCCTTAATAATTCTTGGATTATTAGGATTCGCTTTTACTTTCGAGATTGCTATTAGTTCAGATTTCATATTCGGATTGGAAGATAGTGTAATCGTTGTTGTCTTGGTATTTTTGTGTTTCTCTTGCCCATAAGTAATCACACTTACTCAAGCCTTCATCTTTCATCTTTCGGTATGGGGTGTCTTGACCGACATCGTGACCTATGTGTTCAGACCTTAAATCGTGTAAGTAGTAGTTTATGTGACCAGTCATCTTTAACCGATAGGCATAATCAGAATCTTGCATTCCGTAGGGGTCGTAAGCCTCATTAAAATAACCAATCTTTTCTATTGCCGACATCGGTATTAAGACATTTCCAAAGGAAGCATCTTGGGGGTGTATTTGGATTCCATTTATTGTTTGTAAAGGGTTGATTCCTTCTACGCAATGTATTCCGCACATTCCAGTATTTGGGATATTTAAAGCTGCTTCTACCATTCTTAAAAGCCAATTGTCGGGCATTACAATATCGTTAGCCATTGTTACCACCGCATCAAATGCTTTGCTTCTTGATATTCCGTAGTTCAATGCTCTTGATATTCCTTTCATTCCTACTTGAGTAAAAGAAAAATCATACCCTGCGTTAGAGAAGTTTTTGTTCTTTACTTGCTCTGTAAAGGTGTGCCTTTCGTAATCTAAAAAAATTATATTAACGAGCATTGATTCCTAATTCTTTAACCGGAACTCCGGCATATTTATAATAAGGTTTCAAGATAGATTTCTTTCCTACAAAAGCCGAAGCACCAATCATACAACCTTCGGGTATTCTTACCTTTTGGTGTATGACTGCATTTAATCCTATGTTACAATACTTTTCAATTATGGAATGACCGCCTATTTTAGCACCGCAACTTATCGTTACACCTTCGGCAAGGATAGCATCGTGACCAACGTGAGAATGCTTCATCAAATAGCAATCATTTCCTATAACAGTTCTTTTATCCGTTCCCGAATCAACAGTTACCAATCCGGTTAATCTTGCTCCCGACATTATCAAAACCAATCCTTCACAATCCTCTCTGCCTTTCCATTCAGCAGGAGCACCTATAATACAATAAGCACCGATATAAACATTCGGCTCTATTATAACTCCAGGATAGATTATTGCGGTTTCGTGTATAAACATTAGTTCGCTACTTTGAGATAATTAAGCTCTTCCTTGCCCACGATAGTTACGTTCCTTTCTATTATGTTTATTATGTCCTTTATGAGCCTTTCCTTTTCTTCGCTTTCCGAAAGTTGTCTTTCCAATAGTTCCTGATTTAGCCATAACTCAATTACCATTCATTGATTGATATAATTGTTTTCTTTTCTCGTTTACTTTAAATAAACTAAAGTTTGCAACTGCCCATTCGAATAGTTCCAAACCTTTCTCCTGTCTATAAATAGCATCTTGCGTGACTTTTTTAATCTCTTTGTACCAATCCCCTTGTTGATTAATCTGAATCATTGGCGAGTTTAAATAAGGTTCAACGTGACTACCAATAACAGGAATCTTCTTTGAAGCAGCTTCTAATAGTTTTAGGTTGGATTTCATTGAATTAAACTTTGTTGCTCTTAACGGAACAATCGAACAATCCGCATCGTTATAGAAGTTCATATACTCCGTAACAGGAAGGAATCTTCTTGTGTCTCCTAACTTTAAACCACAAGTAAAGTTTGAAATCATCCTATGCCAAATTGCAGCAGAGCCTTCCCCAGAATCATCAAAGCCACAAAGCTGAAAATATACTTTACTTTTTAAAACAGAGTCGGAAGCTACTTTCTTAAAAGGAAACTGAATTAACTTAATATCCTCTTCGTGTGTTATTGAGCCAGTATAAACAAACTTAACTTTATCGGTGTACTCTCTAACATCTGTAAATTGGTCATTGCCATACGGAAGTGCATTAGGTAGAATAGCAACATTTGAGTTTATAGGTCTAATCTCGTTCCATAGTTTTTCGTTGGTACAAGTAACTAAATCTGCTGCTTTAATATGATTGATAATTTCTTGTGTTGGGTAAACACTTTCCAATATGTGAGACCTATCCAAAATCCAATAGTCATCTATATCGCAAATTATTTTAAAGCCATACTTGTTTCTCTTTTCTAATAGAGTTTCAAGTGGTGTGCCTGGGATAAACCTATTAAATAAAACTATATCAAAGTTTTCTTCTAATACTTCATCGGTTAAGGTATCAGTAAAGAAAGCATAAGTTTTCTCTAAATAGTAAACCGGTAGCATTAATCGGTGATAACCAACACCGCTACCTTGTGATGTTAAAACAAGTATTCTCATTTTTTAGGTCTGCCTCTTTTCTTTGTTGGTAAACTTACTTCTTGACTTTGAGTAATGGGTTGTTCAGTTATAGGTTGACTTTGCACATTCGATTGTTCAAAAAGTACAATTAATCTTTTAAGCATATCGAATACACACTCGCCACACCAATAGGTTAAATGAAATTGCCCATCTAAATATTCACGATACATTCTTTCGTATTCTCCAAGAACATCAAAGGGAATGTTACGAGTAAATCCGAGTGCAACGCTTTCAAAGTTTATTATGTGTTGCTTACAATAATCAATGTCTTTTTGATTCATACAAATTATTTAAAAAGTTTTTAAAGAATGGCGATACTACTCCCGCTCCAAACATTACAATAGTCATATCTGTAACCCAATTCGGTAACCAATACAAAGCTAATGCAGTCCAAGCGGTTAAGCATAAAGTACAATTGAATGGTTTAAAATCTAAATTCCATTTAAAGGGAAAACGATTTTGAGAAATAAAGTAAAAAGTAAAAAAGTTAGATGCTAAAATAATTTCAATCAAGTTCATTGTTTCTGATTTTATATTTTAAAAGTGTCTTGGCTTTGCGAATTGTTTTAAGTAATGAGCGATAGGGAATCTTTGTTTCTCTTGAAATTGCTAAAAGGTTTTTATTATGCGAATAGAGTTTTAAAAGTTCCGCTTCGTACCAATGCAAAACATCCATTCCTTGTTCTAGTTTAATAACCAGAGATTCATCATAATCTTCTTTTGGCGATTCGTAGGTAATAGGGATTTCCTGGTACACTTGTCTAAACTTACGATAGAAGTTACTTCGGTCTGACTTAGCCATATTGAGTATAGTGCGGACAATAAAATACTTCAAATACCCTTGTTCGTACATCATAAAAAGTTTATCCGTATCCATTTCGCAAAGGACAAGAAAAACCTCTTGTTTAAGTTCATCTTGGAGTTCTACTGGTTGCATTTTACCGATAGCCTCATTGATGTCTTTTGAGTTATAAAGTTCCGTTATGATGTTTTCTCTATTCAGAAAATAACGTTTTTCGTTACCCAATATAGTATACTTATTCTTATTCTTTTACTTATACTTATTCCATTTATTCTTCTTATAGCCTATCCAGTAGAGTATGGCATACCTACCCAATACCTATCAAATGGACATTTTAGGCTAAAATAATACCCATCCTAACTAATTGATTTCCAAAGTATAGCAATCTTTTTAAAAAAAAGTTTAAAAAAAGTGAAAGAAATATTTGGTATGTATCGAAGAAGTGTATAATTTAGCATTATCAAACAAAACAAAAACAATGAAACCACAAGCAAAACTCGGAATCGTTCTACTAATTGTAATGTATTTAGTAGGTTTACTTCAAGACATTAACTCACTTTAAAAACTAACAAAAATGAAAATTAGAATCCACACCTCCGCAGAAGCAGCAGAATTTTTATTACAAGAAAACAGATTATTCTCTGCCCAATTCCATTCCGCAAGTAACGATGGTAAAATTGCTATTGATGTAATGTTCCCACCTTCCGCAGATTCAGAAAGTATCGCAATGGCTTTCTTTTTAGCAGGACAGACCTTTAATATGAAACAAGTAAAAAAAATATTTATCAATGAAAACAGTTTACCCAAAGAACCCGCCTAAAGATTTTAACGAGTGGATAAATTATATCTACTCACTACTGAAAAGTCCATCTCGTTGAGGACTTTAATCTGAAACGAAAAGGGGGGTAATAATCTGGGTTTTGGTCAAAATGCCCCCCTAATTTTTAAAACTACTACTATGAATCTAAAAGATAAAATAATCCACTATCTCGTTTACGGAACTCTTTGTCTGATAGTTTACATTTCCGTATGTGTATTTTTTGAAGTACATTCACTATATAAAAAATTTAAACAATGGAACTAACCAAACCAAACGAAGCACTACAAGTTGCTTCTACCCTCCAAACATTCGTTACAGAGCGAAAACTAACCGCCAACATTCAAGGAAAGAACTACCCACTTGTAGAGGCTTGGCAATTTGCCGGTAGCCAATTAGGACTTATCCCAGTTGTTAGAGAAGTAAAGAATCTTTCCACCGATACCGAATTAAAGTACGAAGCAATGGTTGAAGTTATTCGCCTTACCGATTCGGTTGTACTTTCCAGAGGCTATGCGGTTTGTTCTAACAAAGAAAACTCCAAGAGAAGATTCGATGAATACGCAATCGCTTCAATGGCTCAAACCAGAGCAGTAGGTAAAGCATACCGAAACATTCTCGCTTGGCTAATGAAAGCAGCAGGATTTGAAGCTACACCTGCCGAGGAAATGGATTTCATTAAAGATGAAGTTGGGGATGAAGGAAGGGATTTCTTGTTAAATCTTTTAGATACCTCTTCTTACGAAGGCAAGGTTCGGGAGAAGTTGTATATTCGTATTACTGGAATCTTAACAAACGAAGATTATGAAAAGGCTAAAAAAGATTTATTATCGAATCAAGTTGGGATTGATGCTATATCAAATCCGAGCCAAAAGG